CCAAGTCCCGGTATGATTGAACCTGCGGCTGCTCCTGCGGCACCTAGACCTAGCGCACCCGCTATCCCACCACCGGTAGATATTTGGTCTTGCAANAAACTCTTCTTAGGGCCTTGTGGTTGAGGNGCTGGTTGCTGTTGCTGTGATTGCTGTGTNTGTANTGATTTCAAATATTCAATAGAACCTGGTCGTGGTGCTTGCCCAAAGCCACCCTGAGATAATCCAGCCTGTCCTAGTCCGCCGCCGTTATTAAGTTCGTCAAACCACGCCATTATCGTCTAACTCCTAGGTTCATCATTGGTAATGCACTCGTAAGGTTAAGAGGCTTGTATGCCGCTGCTGGCTGTTGTCTTGGTTGAGCCTGTTGGAATGAACCACTTGCTCCTAGTGAAGATAATGCACCCCTGAATTGTGATGGGGCATTGCCAAACTGTGCATCATTACCTACATATTGTAGTGCAATCTTAGCATTCGAGTCGCCATCTTGAGCCATTTGAGAGAGTAATTGACGGTAGCCTAATTGACCACCACCTTGGTTATAAAGAGCTACATATTCAGCAGCGTTTACTGGCGTGCCGTAAGCATCTGTAAAGTTATATCCACCACTAGCCGTTCTGGCAATCTTAGGTATTGCTGATTGACCTTGTGAAGCATCGCCACCAAAGCCAAGTGAACCGAATGTAGCCTGTGCGGCGGCTGCTTGTGAGGCCCGTGCCTGTGCAGCCTGTCGCTCTTGTGCGGCTCTATCTTGTTCTTGTTGGAAGATTTGCTGTCCAAAGGTATCACGTTGTAGGTTTACGTTGTTGATTGCATCTTGTAGGCTAGTAGCCTGTTCAACACCAGATTGGCGTAGTCGTGCAACAGCTGGTAAAAAGTCTGTGGCTGTATATTTAGCTTGCTCTCCTAGTGGAATACCAGAGAAACCAAGCCCACGTCGTCTTGCTCCACCTAGTATTTGTTCAAAGGCATTCGTCTGTTTAGCCTCTAGTCCAGCGGTCTCACTTTGGATTTGACCGGGTATTAAATTAGCTCTATCTTGTAGAGATTGTGTTTGCTTTGCGTATGATGGACTCAGTTCTGAGATAATTTGTTCTAGTGTTCTAGCAGCCATTTTTTACTCTTATAGCCCATGTTATCTACATTATACCATATAAGCAGTATGTAAAGCTTGTGTTTTAAGAATATTACCAGTGAAAATTATTGTACAGGTCCATGATGATTAAACCGTCAGTAAATCCTGGACGGAAATACTCAAATACATAGTCAAGATTTTGCTGGACTGTAGCTACATCTGCAAACTTCTCTGGTGAATCATAAAGCACAATCTTGTTTATAGCCCCACAGATAGGCGTACTAAGCTTGACCTCTTTAACACACTTAGCCTTGAAGGCTGTCCTAGTGTGATACATAAATAACTGGTCATCAGTAGCGGTTACAACTGGTGCGGGTGCTGGTGTAGGCTCTTGGACTACTGGTGTAGGCTCAATAACTGGTGTAGGTGTGGGCTTTAACGCTTCTGTCGTAGGCGTAACTTGAGGCGTAACGACTGGTTGTATCTCAACCGCAAGGCTTCTAGTGCCTACTGGTTGAACAGTAAAGAATGGAACGGAGATTATTGCTAGGCTTGCTATGATAAATCTTGTCTTCATACCCCCTATTATACACAGTTTGCGTTATATGTCAAGCCGTGAATGGCGGTAGGAAGCTACTGACTTTGACTGTTATCGTCCTAGCTGTCGTCTCGGTTGTTAACGTTCCACCAGTCCCGCCGTCGTTAGGTATTAAGACGTTCATGCGTGAGGTGGTGGCATTGACTCTTGTAATGTATACAAAATAGTCGTAATCTACAACACCGGCAACACTGTCTACGCCTGTAGCAACTATCTGTAATTGAGGCGTAAAGAACCATTTAGTGCTATCCACTGAGCTATTTATAAACGTCTTTGTAACTGCACCATTAGAGCCGACAATTACATCATAGGTTGCACTGTAGGAGTATGTGCCGCTCGATGGTATGGCTATTGAGCCTGGTATCGTAAAAGATACTGTATTATTACCGTCATTCTTTAGCGTTGCGTAGTCCGAGTTCTGTATAAAATTAGATGGTTTAGTCATTATATGCCTTATCTGTATATATCCTATAGTGTCCAAAGCTATAGGCTGAATAGCCATAAAATATTAGTTGTGTCGTTGTAGCGACATATCCAGTTATACCAAAACTAGGATATAATATTGAACCATTAGATTGTGGCGGATATATAAGTCCGCTACCATCCTCTATCCAGGCGTCTACCTGTGGTATATAGCCTAGGTTATGATCAACTGTAACAGTATTAGACGTGAGGGCTACCTTACCTGATGATAATAGTTTGAGGTAGTTTTGGTCTGTGTTTAATATAAAATTATCACCCGAACTAGACGTACTATCAATATCAACAGTTACATTAGATGGTGCAAAACAGAATATCCTATAATATATTGTATAAGCCGTAGATATAAAGTTTGTAAAGTTAATACTTATGTTTGTTGCGTCTGAATATATATCACCAGTAATGCCTAAATTATATCTAAGTACGTTTTGTGGAGCTGGGCCACTACCCGCCTCGTAGCACACTGAAAAGTCTGAGCTTGTAGACCATACCATCCTTGGTAGTGGCGTAAACGTAAGACCATGTGGCACATTAACAGACGCAGCACTAAAGTAGCTACCGAGACTAGTAGAGCCAGAGGCTAGGAATATAACCTTATCTTGTGGGTAGTCAGAGTTTACTAGAAAGTTATTAGGATTAGTCATCTAGCCTTCTAGCCTCCTAATTCATCAACAACATCAATTCCGTCTTTAGATATCCAGCTACCTGGTCGGCCGTCTACTGGGTGTTGTCCATATAGGCCCCGTCTTAGACCTGTTGAGTCAGAAATTACTAGCCCATAACGATTATCGGCATACTTGCCAATTATAATAGCGTTGGTGTTATTCGCACCGTTAAAAACCTTAACCTGTTGTTCTTTATTTAACTGACGGGTCATGTCATTAATCTGGCTTAGGTTTTGACTAAGTGAGTTAGTAGGTATTACAGTGCGAAAAGCCATTAGCGCATCCTTTTAGTCTGAATAGTTAGTGTATGTCCTAGGAACGTGTGGGGCTGTCGTGTCGCATAGTGTTTGTATCTAAGTGCTATTCTCCTATATCCGCCTGGAACGTAGAGTTGTGATTGGACTTCGGCAGTTGCCCCGTAAGTTACACCCGAACCAAATGTCGCACCACTACCATAGGTTGTGCCAGCTCCCTGAACAGCGACATCACTGTAGGTCTGCCAGTTATCTCGTTGGTCGGTTGCATACTCAGCAGCGATACTATAGTTGCCCGTCTGCGCTCCAAAGCGAGGATTCCAGTATCGTATATCTTTTAACATGGCCGGTGAATCGCCAACTATGTAATGAGTACGAAGTTCGAAGTTAATATGACCACCTAAGTTTGTATTGTCATTAGATGCTTTCTCTTGCCAGAAGATTTGACCAACTCTTGAGCTTGCGACAATTAGATCGTTTGAGTCTTGAAAGGCACTAAAGGCTTTTTTAACAAATGAGTCAGTATCAATGCTTTCAGTTGTGCCACCACTATCACCAAAGTTTAATGAGAATACATAACAATGGCTATTATTAGCCTCAGAAAGTGGCGTGTACCAAAGATAGATGCGTCCACGATTGTAAACAATTACAGCGGTATCTTTATTCGGTAGTTTTACTATATCGTCATATATATCAGTGCTTAACATCTGTGGTTGAGTACCGTTAGTCCTATAAACACCGTCGTCAGATAGGAAATAGGCAAAGTTATTATCAGTCGTAACTGTGTCTTGTGAGAATGTACCCTTTTGGTCAGGGGCTTCGTCTAGTGAGAATGTAGCAGTATCTTCACCGGATAGGATAAACTTATTATTAAGCGTGAATAGTAATAGATAGCCATTTAACGGCACTAAGGCTGTCGTAGGGTCGCCTGTTTTAGCGGCTGGTACATATATAAAATCAATAGATGCAAACTCTTCGTATAATCCAAAGCCTGAGAAGTCTACTCTATTAGGGTCATCAGTTCTTACTAAGAACATCAACCCAACATGGACGGTAAGAGTACTGTAGTTAGTTGTATTGACTTGGCTCTCGGTTGTAAAGTCCCACTTGCGATATCCGTCATAGCCATTAACGTAATATATAATATCGTTTACAAGTGCAAAGCGATAGTAAGTTGCCGAGGCATTAAGCCCTGTCTTAATAGCTGTTAAAACCCCTGTAGAGTTGTTTACTGAGTAAAGTGAAGTGGCGTGTGCAAATACCGTTACCTTTGTACCGTCGCTCTTGTAGGCCCTTATAAGACCCTTAACACCCCCAGTTGTTGAGTAGTATTGTTTGAAGTTTAGAGCATAGCTTGTAGCACTCCAAGTAGTTCCACCGTCAGTCGATGTCATAGCTGTAGTTGCCGAGGTATTAGACGACCAGTTATAGGCATTAACACCAGTTGCCTGTACATAGACAACAATCCAATATGCTGTTGTTGCTGTTACTTGTGGCGCTTCGTAGAATCGGGCAATTAGATAGTCATAGCTAGAGCCTATGGCAGATGATGCTATTGAAGTCCTGGCAAGTCTAGCGCTTGGCCCAGATGAGTCAGACCATAGCTCCACCATCACTGTACCAGTCGCAGAGTTGGCGTTCTTGAGGTTTACATCGGCTCGTGTCATCATTCCTGTCGTTCCAGCTGTGAACTTCTGAGCTAGTCTAATCGTTTGAGTAAAGTTTTTGTCGGCAGCCCCCGTTACGGATGTTATAGCTTGGTCTTGTGTCTGTCCTGCTGGCTGTGAGTGGAAGTCTGTACCTTTACGGCTAGAATACTCACCCAATGTAGTGATGCGGGCATCTTGAGCTAGTCTCCATAGCGAAGAACCACCACTTTTAAATGGCATTTTGTCATTAGAGTAAAACGAATTAAAGCCCATGCTGTAGTCATTAATTTCATACATAGCTTGCTGGCTTCTGATTGATACTAGCGGTTTATTATTTCGTTTAGCCCAAGGCATATTTAACTCCTAAAATTGTTGTCGCCCAACATGACGACGGTTAATCCTCATCTGGGTCGCCACACCAATTTGAGGTTGGCTATACCTTACGACCAGTTTTTGTAGTATCTCATCATATTTGTTTTGTAGTACACTGGCTTGATCGTAATTATCTTTAACCTGCAATACACGGTAGGCCGCACCCATCACTAAGACTTCTCGGAACTCGCTTGGTATCTCTGGAACATCTGCATCTGCTGTTAACTCTGTTGGCTTCTTATTATACTGTAGGGTTAATGTGAAAGCCTGGTCTGGTGCAGGGAATAGCCTAATAGTATCGTTGTAGAAGTACCAGTATATAGGTACGCCCGTTGTATAGGCAAGTGTGTCTGTAGGGTCTGGATAGAGTGTGTCTAATACCCTATAAGGTAAGAACTCTATTAGCTTTTCTTGACCGTCAGTAGTTAACACCAGGCTGATTGCTTGGATATAGTTAGTGGGCAGTCCAGTACCATTAGTTATATCTGAGATATTTGCTGTAACCGTATAGTTCTGAACGGCTTGCATAAATGGTAGGTAGTACTCGTTAAATACGTCATTCTGCGTATCGTTGACGTAACTGTTTATCTCCGTACTAGAATAATTGGTATCTCTTACCCTTTGCTGTACTCGTGTTGTGATGTCTCCTAGATTATAGGTCATGTTATCCTGACAGCCCGTATAAGCTAATTATACCACTTATGGCATTATTTTTATATCACTAAATACGACAACTAGCTATCTTTAACGGTAGAATCTATAATTGCACCAGTGGTAACAGATATAGAAGCAACAGATATAGCCGTTCTTACGGCTTGCTGTGTAACCTCTGAGGGGTCTACAATACCAGAGTCGATAGCCGATGATATCTTATTCGTAGTAACATCTAGTACTTCATTCTCTTTGAGTTCTTGGTAATCAAGTCCGGCATTCTCGAGTAGTATCTCGTAGGGTTTATTTAGTGCAAGCCTGATAGCGTTCTGTACTGGTGTATCTTGTAGGGTCTTAGCTATAGATACAAGGGTTGTACCACCACCCGCAACAATACCACCCCTGAGTGCGGCTTTAGCGGCTGCAATCGCATCTTCAAATCTATAGTTCTTCTCCTCTACGTCTGTCTCGTTGATACCACCAATCTTGATGATTGCCGCTCTACCCTCTAGTGTGGCAATACGGACTTCGGAGCGTTCGTCATCCTTATCAATATGTTTCTTATACTCAGTGATATCACCTAGTCCACCAATTATATTAGTGTCGCTTGATGATGATACTATACGTTCAGCTCCACCGAGTTGGTCTAATTCCATCATCGGTAGGTTCTCACCTGCACCACTATCAATCATATCTGCATCAGTTAAGGCTGCGATGTCTTCTAGGGTAACGTTGAATAGCTTGGTACTTGAGTAACAGTTGATATGAATACGCCCTTATTCTTGTTCAGTACTAAGTTGGCAAGTGTCTCGTCGCTAATCTCTTCACAGAATATAGCTAATTTATTAAGTGTCTTATCTGCCATCTTGCCCATTATCGGTAGTAGGTCTTGAAAGCTAGATATCTTACCGTTATACACAAGGACTTTGGGCTTATCAAGGTTAGATGTACCCTGCTTCTCGTCAGTTATAAAGTTATTACTTGAAAAGCCATAGTTTAGTTTACAGCCATCTATCAACTCATAAGTAGTCTTTAGTGATGGGGTCATCTCAGCTACTACAGCACCATCTGCACCGACAGCACCAACTACTTTAGCTACTAGCTTGCCAATTTCAGTATCAGCGGCACTAATTGAGGCTACACGCTCTAGCAATTCAGGTGTAACGTCTGTAGTTTTGTCTTTAATAGCCCCGATTAGTAGTTCAGACACTTCCTCTAGCTCTTTGCGAATAGACATAGTGTTAATACCGCCACTAGATAGTTGTTGGAGTTCTTTAATCATATGATAAGCCAAGACTGTTACTGTAGTCGTGCCATCACCTGCTTCATCGTTGAGTTTGTTAGAGGCTTGCTTAATAAGCTTAACTCCATAGACTGAATCATCTTCTGGGTTAATTGCGTTAGCAACTGTTACGCCATCATGTGTGATTGTAAGACTGTCTCCATCACGAATTAGTACGTTCTTACCACGAGGGCCTAAAGTAGTCTTGACGGCCTTATAGAGCGTCTCAGCACCCTCTAGTACTATCTTATCTGCGTTATCATAGATTGTTTTCATATAATACTCCTAGAACATCATCATCACTAACGATAAAGTGGTCTTCACCATTTAATTTAATATCTTGCACGGCATATGTCTTATAGATGATAGTCTCACCTACCTTATATTGATCGCTTGAACTAGTTACCACAATAGCCATATCTGGTTGATACGACTCATTATCACTAAGGAAAAAGCCACTGTTAGTCTGTGCCTCTGCCTCAGTCTTCTTGGCTAATACTTTACCCTTCGCTGGTCTTATGCTGTGCATCTTTGTACTCCTTTACCTTTTCAAACATTACTTTATATTGTTGCCAATTATCTTCAAGTCGCCACTTACTCTGTAATTCCTCTTGTGCTAGTTTAACAGTTTCATCTCTAAATTGCTTATCATCAACAGCCTTTTTAAGTGCATTATACCATGCTTTTGTAGTGTTCTCTTTAACAAGAATACCGTGTTTAATATTCGTATACGGCCCGTAGTCTGAGCCAACAAACAAAGCACCGGCACGAGTTGCCTCTTGCCATTTGATGTTAGATTTGGAATTATTGAAGATGTCGTATTGAAGTGGTGCAATTGCTATGTCCATTTTAAGGTTAGGAAATATATCATTAAGCCAACCATTAAAGCGCTTAGCATCGGCTAGTTCATACCGTTTACGTGGTACATAGGTATCAAAAGGCATACCAACAGCTTTAAGGCGTAGGTCTTTATTCTCGTGCATTAGCTTTTGTATAGCCTCAGCTACACCTGTGTTATGTATATCTCCATAGTGTGATGAACCACCAAAGTAACCAATAGTTAAATGGTCATTATTAAGTGGTGGGTGTTTGTAGTCGTCAGATATGTAATTAGGTATTACAAAGATACTATCTGCTTTGTGGTCTTGGCGACGATCGCTGAATACCTTAGCAAGCTTCTTATTGGTCGTAGATAGCCAAGTGTTATCTCGTATCATACACTGCATCCAATATGCTTTTTCGTCATCAGACTGTACCCAGAAAGGATTATCAGGGTTGATAGCGAACATATCATCGTCAACGTCCATAATAAACTGTACACCTGCCTTATCGGCTGCGACTTT